GGTCAGCCCCAGCTGTGTCGTCAGCTTGGCCTGGGAGTCCGCCGACAACTGGGACTGGGTGTCCGTCTCCGTCAGCGCGTCGCCATACCCAGGCAGCAGCGTGCGCAGCTTCTCGGTTGAGGTGCCCTGGGCTTCTGCCTCTTTCGCGAGCCGCTTGAACGCGGACGCCGCGGTGTCGGGGGCGCCTCCCTGCACCAGGCTGGTGAGCGCCTCGTCCACGGACTTGAGCTTGTTGCGGGCCTCGTCCAGGCCCTGGGAGTCCGAGCCGAGGTGAGTGATCGTGTAGAGGGAATCACCGACCCGGTCGAGGGCGCCCGGGTGGGCAAGGCGGGCGACGGCGTCACCGAAGCCGTTCAGGTTGTCACCGAAGACCTTCGTCAGCTCCCCAGCCGCCTTGCCGGTCCTACCGAAGGTGAGCAGGGCATTGCCCAGTTTCGTGACGTTCGGAGGCGTGTCCTCGAAAGCCTTCTTCAGCAGGTCGGCCCCGTAGCTCATCGCTTCCAGGGTCGCCACGACGACCCCGGCCCGCGCCAGACCGGTCAGCAGCATCCGAGTGCGGGCCGCGGTCACGCCGAGGCCCGCCAAAGCGGTACGGGTGGCAGCGATCCTCGGAAGTAGCAGCAGGAATCCCGCGACCGCGAGAGCGCTCGCGCCTCCGATACCGCTGAAGAGAGTGACGGTGTGCTGGAGGCTCGGCGGCAGATCGTTGTAGGCGTTGATCAGTTTGGTGACCCACTGGGTCATGTCCCTGAGCGCTCCGTTGGCGCTGCTGCCGCCCTCGATGAGCGCGACTTCCAGGGCGCCCTTGAGCCGCTCGAAGTCACCACTCAGGTTGTCGGTCTGGATGGCTGCGGTGCGGGCAGCGGCACCGGAGTCGTTGACGCTCTTGACGTACTTGTCGATGCCCTTCGAGCCGAGCTCGTACAGGATCGTCGCGGACCGGACGGCGTCCGAGCCGAAGATCGTCGCAAACGCCGAGTTGCGGGCCTCGGGGGTCAGCTTGCTGAACGAGGTCTGGAGGTTCCCGGCCAGCTTGCTCAGGCCGACGAACTTGCCCTGCGAGTCGTAGGCGGTGAACCCGAGCCGGTCCATCATCGCCCGCGCCTCGTCGGACTGAGGGACGAGCCGCTGCAACATGACCTTCAGCGAAGTGCCCGCATCGGAGCCGATCAGGGCATGGTCGGCGAACGCCGCGAGCGTGCCCACCGTGTCTTCGAGGGACAAGCCGGTCTGCTTGGCGAGCAGACCGCCCTGCCGCAACGACATGCCCAGCCCGTGCATGTCCGCCGCAGACTTGTTCGCGCCGGACGCGAGGACGTCGGCGATGTGGGTGACGTCCTTGCCGTGCAGACCGAAGGTGTTCATGGCCTGCGCGGCAATGACCGCGCTGTCGGCCAGGTCCATCTGCCCGGCCGCGGCCAGGGAGAGGGTGCCCTTGAGCGCACCCCCGGTGATGTCCGCGACGGCGACGCCGGCGCGCGCCAGCTCGGCCTCGGCGTCCGCCGCCTGGGTGGCGGTGAAGGCCGTGGTCTTACCCGCCTCCAGGGCCGCCGCGCGCAGCTTGGCCATGTCGGCGGCCGAACCCGTCGTGACGGAGCGCACGTTCGACATGGCCTTGTCGAACTTCGCGGCGGCGGCGACCGCAACCGCGAACCCGGTGACCAGGACCGCGCCGACCTTCGCCCCGATACCGGCGAGCTGGGAGGTGCGGTCGGAGGCGCTCCGCAGGCTGCGGGTGTACTGGTTGACGTCGGCGCGGAGCCGGACAGTCACGGTACGGACGGCCATGTCACCTCCTGAGGGGTGCAGGGCCGTCAGGCCGTCAGGTCAGGTCGAGCGGGTGATGTGGACGTGCAGGCCTTCGCCCTGGCCGCCCTTGTCCTGGTAGGCCTTGACCGCCTTCGCGGAGGTGGTGCATGCGTGGCAGCGCACCAACTCGGCGCGGTAGCTGAACTCGTTCGCCTGGTCGGTGGCCTCGCTCCACGGTTGTCCGCACTCGGGGCACGAGTCGGCCTCGACCTGGGCCAGGGCGAGCGCCCACGCCCGATCCTCGGGAAGCCACAGCGGCTCGCCCTCAGCAACTACACGGCCGAGGAAGACGCTGCGGGGGGCGCCCCAGGACCGGGCGGCTTCTACTTCTCGCCGCCAAGGCCCGCCAGAAGCGCGGAGACGGCCAGCGAGAAAGGGACGATCGCGGTGGCGTCGTTGTGGACTTCCCAGGCCCCGTCGAACAGTTCTTTGATCTGGCCCTCGTTGATGACCTCGAACAACTCGACGACCTCGTCCTCTGTCATGACGGGGTCGACACACGAGGCGGCGATCAGCGCCCGGGGGAAGGTGACGCTGTCGAACAGCTCCTCGTCCGGCTTCGTCGACGGGTGCGCGGCCAGCAGGTCGCTGTAGGCCTTGTCGCCGATGTACCGCAGAAGGAACGGCACTTCGGCCGCTTTCACCTGCTCGCGCACCGCCTTGAGCTGCGCGGCCAACTCCCGGCCCGGGTGCACCTCGGCGAGGTCGGCCGGCTCCCAGTCCTCGGACGCCCGGGCCACCTCGGCGGCCAGGCGTGCGGCCTCGCCCGCCAGGTCGCCCCGGATGCACACCATGACGGTGCGCTCCCGGGGCGTGGCCTGCGCGAGGATGTCCTTGATCGTCGGCATCAGGCGACCGTCGCCGCGGTCGCGGGCGGGTTCGTGACTTTCATCGGGGACACGAACTTCATGACCTCGTTGGCGGCCGGCGCCGAGTTCTGCGGCTCGCCGCAGGTGATCGGATAGATCTCGACCTTCTGCCCGGCGGCGTAGGCGGTGGCGTAGGCGATGCCGCGGCGGATTGCGAGGTAGCCGCTGACGCCGTACTTGAGCGTCGTGTAGGGCAGGTCCTCGGGGCCGGTGGTGCCGCGCTTGAACGTCGTCTCCGTGTCGAAGCCCACGCGGCCCACGGTCTTGGTGTCGAAGGTCGACGCCAGGCTGGACGTGTCGACGTCTGCCGTGGTCGGGTCGATCTTCAGGCCGTCCGGGGTGATGCGGGTGGTGAAGTCCTGGCCCGCCGTCAGCTCGGCCGCAGTCGGCGCGTTGATGTTGGCGATGCTGGCCACCCAGCTCACCTTGGTCATTCCGTCGTTGATCAGGTCGGACATGGACCCTCCTCAGGGCATGAAAAAAGCCCCGGGCGACGGGGCGAACGGGGTGGGGCGGGGCGGGCTCGTCAGATGACGAGGTTGGCGACGGTGACGCTGGTCGTCGACGAGTAGGTGATCGCCGCGCTGACGCCGTCGGCGAGGGACGCGAAGAGCTTGTTGCTGATCGGGCCGATCATCTTGTCGCCGGTGGTGGCCGGGACCGTGACGACCAGGTCGGCGGCGGCCTGGCCGTCGACCACGGCCGTGCACGCGATCGTCACGGTCATGCTGGAACCGTTGGTGTTCTTGACGTGCAGGAAGCTGCGGTCTCCGCACGTCACCGTCGTCGAGGCGGCGGCAGCCGAGTACGTCGGCGTCGTTCCGGCTCGCGAGATGACCTGCTGTGCAAGCAGTGCCATGGGTCTCTCCTTCAGGCGGGTGTGGAACAGATGCGGTACTGGACGGGTACGAACCAGACCGGTGGGGTGACGTCGTCGTCGCGGGCGACCGGCGGCCCGCCGAGATCCTCGGGCCGCCAGCAGGAACGGCCGTCGACGGTGATGCCAGCCGCGAGCGCCACGCGGACCTTGCCCGCCACCCACAGGGCCCGTTCGGCGCTGCCGCCGACGCACGTGATCTGCATCGTTGACTCGAAGTCCGTGCGCTCGTCCGCCAGGGACTCCCGCACGGCCATCCCGGGGTCGGGGTAGAGGACGGCGAACAGATCCGGCGGCGACCACCCCGCACCGGTCGGGGTGCCGCCCACGTACACGGTCAACTCGGCGTCCTCCAGCGCCTCCTTGACGGCGTCGAGGTGTGGGAGGACATCCGGCACGGTGGCGGTCACCGGGTCACCACCACGCCAGGCCGCGCGCGGCCACGACTTCCATCGCCGCCGTGAAGCGCGGCATCTCGGCATCGAGCGCCCGGCCGCCGTCGCGGTGCGGCGGGTTCTTGACCGACCCGTACTCGAGCAGGTTGCCGAGCGCGCCCTGAGGCGCACCCTTGTCCGGGCCGATCCGGGCGTCGGTGATGTCCGGGCCGACCGACAGCAGGTCGTATGACACGCTCGCCGGGTAAGCGGGCGCGTGCCGGCCGGACGACGCGCGCGCATTCTTCGCCCAGTCCCGCTTCACGTTGAGCGCGCCTCGGGAGACCGTCGCGCGGGCCTCCCGCCGGACGATCGGGATGCTGCGGGCCAAGTGCAGCTGGAGGCGGCGCACGTCGCCCATGTCGAATGAACTGTCCATCAGGATCGGTCCTCCGTCTTGATCCGCCAGGCCGTCGCCTGGTCGACGAACGCCGCCCCGGTCACCCACAGCACCAAGCCGACCATGCGGGCGTCGCGGGAGGCCGTCACCTCGATCCGCATGCCGGGCAGCACCCGCACTCCGTCAGGAAGCGGGGCGTCCCACGGCAGGTGCACCTCGTAGTCGAGGAGGCGCACCTCGCGCTCGCCGGCCTGGGTGTCCTGACCCGATGCCTGCGCGAGCGGCTTCACGCGCGCCATGCCGGTGTAGAGGGTCGTCTGCGCGCCGGGCACTGTGGTGCCGGTGGTCCGGTCGAAGACACCGTCCGCCTGCACGTACAGGCGGACGGTGTCCCGCATGCGCTCGGCGGCGGCTGCCCGGCCTGCGGCGAGGATGCCGTCGAGGTCCATCACCGTGACTTCACCACCCACACGCAGCGGGCGCCCAATTCCCTTTGGAGTGCGGTCAGTTCGCCGGGCAACAGGTCGCCTGCGGACTGCGTGGCCTCTGCGGCGTAGGTCTCGCTGTAGTCGTCGATGCTCCGCTGGCGGATGCCCGCCTCCATGCCCCGTGGGGTGTTCGCGAGCCGGTCGGCCACCTCGCAGGCGAGTTCGACGACTCCGTCCGGGATCGGGTCCCAGCCGCGCCGGTAGGTGATCTGTACGCGGAGCGCGAAGCAGGTGACCAGGCGCAGGTGTTCGCCGTCCCACCACCAGCCGGTGAGGGTGGTGAGGGTGCCGTCCTCGGCGACGGCCTCGACCGACAGCACCTCCAGGACCGGGGGTGCCGGGAGTTCGACGAGGCCGTCGTCGACCGGGACTTGGAGCGTGACGGTGCTGGGGGTGATGGGCTGCCCGGCCGCGCGCCGGATACGGACCGACGCGCGGGCGAGCACCACGGTGGCGGATTCGTTCGGCAGTGTGTAGCCGTAGGCGACGGCGTCCGCGCCGGTGGCGAGCGGAGGGAGGCTCACGGGTGCTGCCCTCCCGTCAGGTGGCGCTCGGGTCGCTCGCCGGCGTCGGGGTACTGGGGGTGGCGTACTGCTCGATGAGGTCGGCCTTGGTCATGCCGTCGGCCTCCTCGGCGTTGGCGCCCTTCACCACGGCCCAGCCCACCCAGTCCGCCTTGGTGGCGCTCTTCGCGGGCTCGGTCAGAGGCGGGCCCGGCACCTGCGTGCCGGGAGCAGGGGCCTTCCCCGCGCCCGTGGGCTCTTCCGTGACGGGCTCCGTGTAGGGGGTGCCGTCCTCGTTGACGCGCTGGAGCATGCCCTTGACCAGGCGCTCTTCGATCGATTCGGGCAGCGGCAGATCCATCTCGTGGATGCCGCCGCCCTCGCCCCGCAGGTAGATCGTCTCGGCCATCAGGTGTTCCTCGGGACTTTGAAGGCGGTGATGGTGCCGGCGACGAAGCCTGCGGCGATATCGACCAGCAGGGTGCCGTCGTTCTGGAGGAACCGGCCCGACTCGAACGGGCCGATCCACGCAGTGGCGCTGTTGGCGACGGCGACGACCAGGTCGCCCTGACCGGAGGCGATCGCCAGCGGCAGC